ATCAAATAGATAGACTTTGGTAGTTCCCATCACGACATACTTTTCTATTCCATTAGTAACAAACCTAGATACCTTTGTAGCATTAAACCCAGCGGGAGGTGTTCCAATTACTGTTGACCCATTATTAGTATAGATTGCTCCATTTAATAATTTGTAGTTAATACCAGACGTAAAGAACTCTGGAGGTAGGTCTACGTCTTGGAGATCAGTATTAACCCCATAATCACCGAGATTTTTAAGCTGCAGAAACTTAGGCATTAGTCTGCACTCAAAACCATTGCGACATTGTACTGAGCTATAGCTAAAGTACCAGCTGCATTATATGTTCTTATTTCAAAAGAATTTGTATTAGCATTGGCACAAGTAGCAATTCTACAAGCAGCATCTTCACAAGTAGCTATTACACCATAAAAAGCGTCAGGAAAAGCTGGGCTAATATTTATCGTGTAGACACCATCGGTTCCAGTAGTAACTGATGAGACATTGCTACTACTTTCTAATATAGTACAATTGCCAAGATAATCATCTTCAAAGTATACCCAAGCCCTAGCAGCATTGGCCTTGGTTGCCGCGTCACCTGCTAAAGACAAAGCAGAAGTGGCATCGGCTTGAGCATCTACAGCTTTACCATCAGCAGTAGCAGCATTGGCTAGCGCTGTTACAGCTTTACCATCGGCTGTTGCTGCATCTGCCAAAGCCTGTGTTGCATCAGCTTGTGCATCTACGGCCTTTCCATCCGCTGTGGCAGCATTAGCTAATGCAGTTGTAGCATTGCCGCCAATGGTGTTTAACTGGGTCTGGATGGCTGATGTAACACCAGCAACATAGTTTAATTCAGTTTCTGTTGCTGTAATTGGCGTAGCAAATCCAACGCCACCAGCACCAGGAAAAATTGTTTTTAGCACGTTTTTCAATAAACGTAAATGGTCATCAGCCTGGCCAACTGGGTCGCTGGCCACAGGATTAGTAACCACCAGGCCTGCTATGGTTGTTGTTGATTCTAAGCCCATCTTATTCCACCTTTATCTTTAATGTTGGACCACCCCAGAGATATCTAATATCCTGGGCTGTTATTTCTGACAATACACCATTGAATCTATTTTCCCATAGCATCGTCGCTTCTGCATCTTTAACATAAGCATTGATTTCCACCATAAGCCCAAAGATGTATGCATCTGGGTGATTATTAGAAACCCAATTAGTCGTAGCACCAGATGTCAATGCTGGTAACTTTTGGTAATAGCTAATCTCTAATACCAAGTTTAGAGTGGCATCATATGGATTGCTGCATATCTCAACAGTATTACCAATTATAGCATATATGCGCTGATTTGAGCCATCCAGCCTAAATGTTGTTATTCTCTCTGGCGATGCCATTTCCATGGGGTAAGAATAATTTTCATTATCTGTATTAACTATCTTAATGTCCTTAATAGATAGAAAATCAGTTGGTAGAGTGTACTCGAAAACATTGTCTACCAACACAGTTTGTACTGTAGTAATCATTGGTTGAGTTTCAAGAGCACGATTAATTTTCGACTCCACCATCTTTAAAAACAAATCCATTTTCCCTATTACTTCAGTGTCTTGTCTATCAGAATAGCCAAGGGCCATGTCCTTGATTTCTGTGTAATTCATTTTAGCTCCAAATGCTTGTTATAGGTGGAGAAGGGGACCACATTGTATTACCATCTAGATCAATAAGCCATGTTATAGCTTCATCGCTTTCATCATACCAGAACCCTGGTGTTAACAGCATTCTACCAGAATCACTAAGATTTGCTTGAACAGAATTTGCTGCTGTCAATATTTGCAACTGACCTATTGCCCCAGTAATGCTCAAATTAGCTTGTATGCTATTATCAGCAGATAAAACATGAGTCATGGTAATTGCACCAGTAGTGCTACCATTGACTTGCGTACTGTTACCAGCTGTTACTGTATGTGACTGTATTACCCCACCAGATATACTCTGATTAACCTGTGTAGAGTTGTCTGCTAACATCTCACCAAGTATGACCTGGACTATTGCACCAGAACTTGACGTATTTGCTTGAGATGAGTTACCGGCTGTTATTATGTTTTCTTGTCCAATTGCACTACTGGTAGACGCATTTACTTGGGTAGAGTTATTCGCTGTTAATACTGTCGCTGGATTAGTTTCTCCGCCTTCCCAATTATCATAATATCCAGATGAACCACCATGGTAAATACCAACGCTACCTGATGAAAAACTTGTGTCAGTAACATCTGTACCTAATTGAACTCCATCTTTATATACTCGTATTGTTGTACCAATAGCTTCTAATCTATATACAGCAGTATTTGACACAGTATCAGTCATTGTCTGCAATGTTGTGGTAACATTATTAACGAGTTTCTGTAATACTTTGCCACTTATATTATATCTATAACCATCCCTATTCGCTGATGATGTTAATATCCTTATGGCTGGCCCACCTACCTCACTACCAGATGTTGGTACAATGCACTGAGAATACTGATCTTCGGCAGGAGTATCAGCATTCCAGTATACGAATCCTACTGATGGACCAGCAGCAGTTAGCCTATTTGTGAGAATTCTAACATCAGATGCAAGACCAACTTTTACCCATGGTACTCCTGCTGGGTTAGAGTCTGCTCTGTTAAAATTATCTGTAGCAGGTAAAGCCATTTCAGTGCCTTATGTTGGCTGGTTGCTAGTATAAACTAATGAAGGGAATGTAATAGGGTTCCCTATTGTTACTGACTGGTCAGATGTTTCATCAGTGACCCACAACACTTCTGATAAAGTAGTATTCAAAAATGCTATATGACTACTAGCACCACCACCACTAGCATTAGCAGCCGCGTCCTGTTTTCCCGCTGCTGTTGTGCAAGTACGAGCAGCCCCAGCAGCCCCGGCTAATGTGAAATCGCCAGATGCCATCGTTGCTTCTGCCAACAGATTGCCAGTTACAGTAGCATAGGAATCACTAGCGGAATAAGTACTAATTAATGCAATTTTGTTACAATTGGCCTTGAGATAATCAAGACCGCCATCTAAAAATTTTTGATGAACCCACTTAGCCATAGTATACCTCTTTAAAGAATTCGATTACAGCCTCTGGTAAAGATATACCAAATTCATAGTATATTTTTACATTTTCAAGTGCTGTTAAAATGCGATTAATCATGTTCGCCCCGATTTGTGTGATTTGTTACCTCGCGTTGGATGATTACCCTGTTTACACGGTCTTCAATTTTATCCAACTTTCTAAATAACGCATCGTGCAATACTTGTATTTCATCTCGTTTAATATAAGACCCAGCGACTAACAGTTCAATCTGGGTTACCTTTTCGGCCAACGATCTGTCAGCACATTGTAAATCTTTAACTGATTCCCATACAGTTTTTAGCAACCATCCAAAGACAGAGCACATGACACCAATGGCAATATTCATAATATCTTGATTCATTTAATCCAGCTCATGGGCGATATTTTATTGCTGCCTCCACAGCGGCTCCTACCATCTTAGCAGCGCCATCAGTTTGGTTTTCATCAAACTCATTTATTACAAGCACTCTTTTATTACCATCTGCCGTAAGAGTGCCTGAAAGGCGTTTATTAGACAAAAACGACCATGCTTCAATTGTTGCGCCTTGCGAATTTGTGTAAACTAATGATGTGCACCCAAATAACAACAGGCTGCCTACTACCACGACCAATTTTAACATATTTGGGTGCAGCATTTAGTTACTCTACTACGTCTGGATTGATATCATCCAACTGTTGTGCAACAGCTTTCAATTCGGCTAAAGCTGCATCAACTTCAGGTGTAGTAACTACGGTAGCCAATTGAGCTTCAAGAGCGTCAATTCTGGCAGTGATTTCACCAGCGGCTTTAACCAGTTGTGCTTTGGTACCATCCAATATTTGTTTAAGTTCTTCGAGTGTCATGAGTATTTTTCCTAAGAAAGTTGTTAGCCCATTAAGTGTATCCTCAATATTTCGTGGGCAATTGCAAAATAAAGAGGGTAATTTAAAGTTCATCAGTTGACCTACGTTATTGAATAGCAACCAGCCGATATACTTGGTTTCTTTTCAACATCAAGACTAGAACCAGAAAGTGCTAGAATAGTTTTGTTTGTACGATAATCAGTAATAGTTAGTGCAGCATCTTGTATAACATTAGGCGTACCATTTACATTAGTAAACGCTTTATTGCTTACCACATTATTGAAATTTGATGACGTATATGTAACCCCAGAATTACCTAAAATAGCAGCAGTACCACCAGCGCTATATAATAGGCAATCTGTTAAACTGGTTATTGACGCTGGTGTAATTGATGAAAGATTAATTGCATATGTAGTGAATCCAGTTAGCGAGCATTTTGTTAATGTCAGCTTTCCTCCCGAACTGTTTTGAGAGCAGACAACACTACCAGTAGTTGCAAGCAAGGAATCATTTGCTGATATTGTTCCAATACCTGATAAAACGGACAATGGTGCAGACGTACCACTACTCACTTCGCACCGAGCAATATCTATTTTCCCTTTTGACGCTTGGAAAGCATTGGCGTTTGTTACAGATATTTTACTATCAATCACCCGCACCGTTGATGCTGCGGCATCTGTTGCATTGTTTATAAATGCACCGGCGGCAGTATTTCTGAAGTTAATGTCTCGAATATCAACGCGACCTGTCCTTGGTGTATCTCGCATTTCAAGATAAGCAAACGTAATACCGACAACGACCTCTGGCCCGTTTTTACCACACCCTTTAATTACTGTGGGGTATATTGGGTTTGGTTCAGATGGGTACAGAGGCGATAAAAAATTTGCAGAAACACCCGTAGTTTCTGCTAATGTTCCAATAATGCGTATAACTGCCCCATTTGGAGACCTATTAGAACCAAGAGCATATGTCAGGGTTTTAAATGGTGTACGTGGCGAGTAACCGTAGCCAGCCCCGTTTGTCCCAAGAGTGTTGTCTACAAAAGTGAATGGTATAATTGACTCAATACCATACTCATATAGAGTTCCATCTGCACCAATTTCTGTCCTGGCTCCATGCTTTGTTTCATCAAACACTTCAACTGTTGGTCGAATAGCCATTGTTGCACCGACCATATTTGAAGCGAATGTGTTCCCTGCTATCCATATTTTATCATCCCACTCTAAAAAAGACGCTGGGCCTTGTGATGTTCTTGGCACTCTACATCTTGCAGTTGCTACACATTTCCATGTTAATCCTCCATCTACACTTGTTATGAACCTTGTAGTATAAACATTTTGGTCTGTTGTTGTTTCAACAATTTCACAAGCAATCAAAGTATTTGTTGAAGTATGCTTTTGTATCCAGTATAGCGAATGCCCGTCCCAGTCAGGACTCCATGGATTATAAACACGTTCATAGTATGTAAGTTCATAGTCCATTTTCCAAATACCAGCTTCAACATCAGACAGAGCAGCGGAAATACCCCCGCCTAAATCGACTGGGTTTAAGATATGATTAGGCTCAAAATGTAAGTCTGTTGTGGCGTAGCGTTTTAATCCGTAAAGAATTTTACAACCTTCTTTATTTGCTATTTGGGCGTGAGTCATGCCAACAGGAATAGTGCGCAAAATACTATCCAGTCGCATTAAGCCATTTTGTGCCGCAGTATCACCAAACCCTACCCATATATACCCATAATAAGGGTCTTGTTTTACAAAATGGATATGCCTTGAGGAGCTTAAAAATATTGAACGTGTCCATGTAGTACCAAGATCATGTGATACGACAACAGCTACATCCTGATTACCAGAACCCGCAACATTATACTCACCGTAGGCATAGTAGGTTCTACCACCTTCTTTTATCTCTGCAAAGCCACGCTCACCCAAAATAGAAACGTTTGCGATATGCGTTGAACCATTATAACCAATGCGACTAATAGGCGCTTTATTATCAAAAGCAGGGTAATTGTTCCCCCAATTTGCCCCATTATCCACACTTTTATATAAGAATGCTTTGGTATCTGAAAAACGTATAACCTGTGCAAAAACATAGCCATTGTCAGTTGTGAATATCCCAGATGGATAGGAACTAGCGCCTAATGTTGTCACTCCATCTTCACTGTAAAGTAATGTGCAATCTTGTACTATAGTTTCTGCGTATGCTAAGGTTGTACGAGAGATAGATTTTCCATCTGCGTTACGCCCAAAAACATATTGGCCATCTTTACTTGCAGCGTAAAATATAATAGGTACTTGGTCTACACCTTCAAGTCTAGTATTTTGGGGCACTTTACCAGTAATAAAAGGAGTCCAATATAGCCCATCGCTTTTATATAGCGTATACCCATCTTGCACTAATGCAAGCCCCTTATAATCAGCTGGGTCTGGCATATCTGCATAAGTAGCATACTCTGGTACGCCATTGTTTTCAACAATTTTACGATCTCTCATTTTAATACCTACTATGTCCAGAATGGTGGAGCTTTTTGTTTAGTGCCAATACCTGTTGATTGATAATGAATGTCTATTGCAAAAACAAAAGGTGAATTTGGCGAGCCACCTGTTATTGTAGGTATTGTAGTAAAATCAAAATTTACTAGTAACAAACCATCAACTTCAATCAAAGCGTTGTCAATAAGCGTCGCAGAACCACCAGTACTAGTAATAGCAACTTCATCAATTCGATGCCTATACCTAGGTGTCGTTGCAATATTCGTTGTGTTATAAGTAATGGTTGTATTCTTTTCAGCAGTAAAATCCGCTTGATTATGTCCTTTTGCATAAGAACAATAAAAGTTCATTACTGCATTGCCACTTATTGCGGTTCCATTGTGGGCCCAGTGTGCATGAATGAATAGATCGGAACCCATAACGTAATCATGTGGTATATGAAATACATTATCACTTCTATCACCAGCTGCGAATGCCCAGTTCCTAACTTGACCACCCCTAAATATTTCAAGAGTGGCCTGATTAGGAGCGGATGCTCTAGGCGCAACTGTCCCAAGTAAATCGACCCAAGGGTATGTTGGTACAGAGGTGTCTACTTTTATACCAGTGTTTTGCGTCTTTGGCAAAACTAATGTTGTATCAACGACGCCAGCGGGTGCTTGGTTTCTATGTGTAAATACGCTTTTCATTATGCTGTTAACCCACGAGTAGCACAGTTGTCAACTGCCAGTGTAGTAGTACCACCTGCAACATAAGAAAGCCAACCAGCATCCCAAGCAGTGTATGCTGGACTAGGGTTTGCATGTGGATTTGTGTTTTGAGCAGCGCTGGCCTTTGAAGCTTCACGACCTTCAGCATATGCTTTAGAGCTTCTGAAGGTTGGATTAACTGCTGTTCCTGCTATAACTTTACCTGGCATGACGATACCTCAACTATCTGTTTTTTGAATACCAAGGCCAGCTGTAATAGCTGTGCCTAATAAAATTAGTCCTGTTACGTCCTTGCCCATCCAGTAAGCTGGAATCCCTACTATAGCAACTAAGCCCCAAACAGCAGCTCTTTTACTTGAATTTTGTGTAAGTTTAAAATCAATCATGTGAAATTAGTGTTTATCTTGAACTAAGCAGGCTTTACCCATAGGGCTCTGTAAGAACCTATGCATTTCTCTACCTGCAATTTCAGAATCCAAGTTATTTAAATCATAGCCGTCACGGATGGCACGATCATAAACAATCATTGGGATTGATGCTACCTGGCGACCCCATGTACCGCCTTCACCACCTTGACCTAGGTCGCGGATGACACCAGGGTTTTGTCTTAATCTTGCATTACGAGCTAGAATAAGGTCTTCAGTGGGTTGAGTAAGTTTGTGGGCTATCTCAGTACAATGGGTGTCAAATTCCGATCTGAAAACTTCATCAACCATATGTTCCACCTGATTCTTTATAAAATGCTAATAATGTTTCAAATTTGTGGGTACGTTGACCGTAAGTATTGCCTGGTAAACTGGCCCATATCCTGGCACACTTAGCTATGGCCTTTTCTAATCGGCCTTCTTCTACATCACCGATAGCGCCGCATTCTTTTATTAGCTGTACTGCTACTTTATCCTGAGATTCAGGGCTAAAGTCTTTTAACCTCAATGTCCTTTTGTAGTACGGCCAAAACCTAAATAAAATCTGGTATTTCCCTGACGCGGTTGAGTACAATCCGTGGTTGTTGATCTGCTTCGCTTTTCTACCACGAGCGAATGGATGGTCTGAATAATCTGTAAATCTCTCAGGTTTACCGCTAATACCAGTAACAATGATATCGTAACCATGATTAAGAGTATGAGAACTATTCGAAGTGCCTTCACTTTTACCTACCATGTCTAGAAAAGCTAGCAAGTTCTTACTGTGCATCGTTACTTCTCGGCAAGTTCCAAAAATTGCCAAAGAGTACCTAGCTCTGCTCGTGTTGCAATGCCTTCATCACCAGGGGCAAGAATGCCACTTGTGAGGCATACATTATGGTCAGATGTATTCAGCACTGTTAATTTATCAGTTGCAGATATAGCTACCTCTTCTTCTACATCTTGCGCTGCTTCAAATGCTTTTTCCATTAATACTGCTCTATTCGCATCTGCGTCTACATCTGTTATAACTTTCTTTGTTGCACCCATGATATTCTCCAATGTTAAAAACTGCCCGGAAAGGGGTCTAACCGGGCAGGAAACTCAACGATTCTAAGGACTAGGAAAAATCGTTTGGTTTAGTACGTCATCGCAGCAGCACTATCGATATCACCGATAATACCGAGCGCTTTCTCATTGAAGACCTTCAACGTCCAATCAACAGACATTTGACGATTTTCAGCCAAACCAGTTTTGGCCAACGTTTCAGTTCTGTAACCACCCATGTAAGACAAGGCTAAATAGGCAGGGTCAAGGATGAAGACATCGTTACGGTCAGTGTCGTGCAATTGTTGTAGACGATTCGGAACGAATTTCAACGTACCAAAGTCGGAAACATATACATTGACGGCACCAACAGCGGTAGCAGCTTTGGCATTGCTTTCCAGCTCATTGGTGATCGTAGCAATACGAGCAGATGAAGAGAAAAGATACTCAGAGATACGGCTGATAACGGCTGGACGGGTCATCAAGATAGTAGGGTCGCCACCAGCATTATAGATTGTTTCAATAGCAAGTTTCAGTTTGGTTTCAGTCAATGCAGACTTAGCCACTGAAGTACGAGCAACTGTCAAGCCAGTTGATGTATTGAAACCACCAGCAGTACCATTGATGTGGGTAGTTTCCAACCAGGAAGGAAGGCCACCTACTTTACCAGCAGTGGCATTACCATCATCAGCTACGGAAGCTTGGTTGCTTAGTGCAATAGCCTCAACATCACGACGAAGTTCTTGTTGGCGTCTTGATAACTGATACGCCAGTTCTTTAGCACGACCAATAACATTTGACTGATCAGCTCGGAAAGAAACACGTACCACTTTATCAGAAATCTGTGAACGATTGCCCACGCGTGTTCCGATCGCAGTATTGTTACCGGAAGCATCAGAGCCGTCAACAACAGCATTAGTAAGATCAACGGCCGCCAGCGCATCAAGCGTCCACTCAGTGAAAGAATTATCATGCGTTTCGCTCCCAATCATATCAGTGAAAGGTAAAGGGATTTTTGAAATGTCCCAAATTTTGTTCATCACGTCTTCGCGGATTAATCCGCCTTTAAGTGCAGCTTTTAGGTCAGCTGAATCCAGGTTTGCGGTACTCATTTTTATCCACCATTCAATAAAAGTTCCGCGATTGCCGAAGTTTGCAAATCGCGTTTGGCCGAGGTGTTTTTAGCATTTTTGGCCTGTTGTGTTAAAATTTCAAGTTTTGATTTTTTCCTAACAGGCGTACCAGTTGGTTTTTGAAATTTAGGAACAGCTTTACTAACCTTTTTATCGGCTATCTTTTTGCCTTCCCTATAAGCTTTAGCGTCTTTCAGTACTTCAAAGATTCTAGCATCTTGGATGTTCGCGAAGTCACCCTTCGAGAATCCATACGCCTCTTCAATAAATGTTTCAAATTCACCTAGAGCTTTCTTAAACACTTCCGGTTTTGCCCAAGTAGGATTTTTCTCTATAACCTTTTCAACCTGTGTTTGCAAGTACTCATTCATTTGGGCTTGTGATTGCCCTTGTAACTTTTGTTGCTCTTCAGACTGTTCAGCATAAACAGCATTTTTGATACGGTCTAATTCAGCTTGTCTCATCTGAAAATCTTGTACCATTGCTGCATATTCTGCAGGATTAGAATATCGCAATTGCTCCCAATCTACGCCTTGGAACTCTCTTAACAAGTTACCTTCAAGGTGCACTGTTAATTTTTGAGCGTCTTCAAGCTTCTTTTGATAGTCTTTTGCAACATAATGTTTTGCTTCTTCGAACTGCTTGCGCTCTGCTGCCAGGGCTTGGGCTTTGTTCGTATTACTTTTGTTGGTTTGATAACCGGCAATAAGCTCATTAACTGGTACAGTATCAATCTTACCATCAATTTTAACATTGATACCAAGCACTTCACCATCATCAGATAATGCTATTTTAGATTCATCAATACCAAGAACCTTGCCCCAAGACAGCTCTTCATCTTCGGCATCGGTGTCTTCTTCATTTTCTTCTTCGCCATCATCTTCACCATCAAGGTTTAGCTCAAGTTCGCCTTCTTCCTCGCCTTCTTCCTCGCCTTCTTCATTGGATGCCTTAGATTGGGTGGAGCCCTCTTCGTCATCTTGCTTCTTGGCTGCAGCTTTTGGTTTGGGTTTTGCAGGTGCTTCATCTTCGCCCATTAAAATCTGGGCCATTTGTGTTAAATTATCAACGCTCGCCGCTTGGGTAGAGTTAGTTGTTTCATCAGCCATTTTATCTTTCCTCTAATTGTTTATCAGCAAGTTTGCCAGTTTCAATAGCCAGTAGGATACCAGAAACAATCTGGTCCAAGGCTTGTTGTTTAAACTTTACGAAGTGACATGTATTGATGTCAACGCTTAAGAACTCATCGAATAGCTCTCTTTGCTTATCTTCCGTGTACTTTTTCATGAAGTGCATCCAAGCCATATTAGCTTGCTCACCCAGTTTAGACTCTCTTATGAGTTGGTCTCTATGATCTTCATTTGTCATCTAGTATTACCCCTTGCATAGCTAGCATCTCTCATACCAGCTTTGTATCCTTCTATGAATATAGACAGACTTTTACTATCAGCAGGTTGCTTGTGCCCACTTCTTTTAGTCAGAATCTCATAGCACAATTTTAATCTATTTTTAAATGTTAAAGTCATTCCTCAGTTGCCCCTTTATTTTCCTGATAACTCATTTCCAATTGTTGCTGCTTATATTGTGCTTCTAATTCAGTTATTCTCAACGCTAAATCAGATGCCAATTTTTGGTAATCAAACTCCAATCGGTCGTCTTTCTCTTGGCCGTTAGCAACTTGTTGGACGATCTTAATCTGTGACTCAAGCTGGGCCAATTGAGCTTCGTATGTTTGTTTGTCCATTTCACGCTGATGTTTAGCAAGTTCAGTTTGGCCCTTCAACTTAACGTTTTCTTGTGCAACTTGAGCTTTAAGCATTTCTGCTTGAGCCAGTTGTACTTGCATTTGAATCATTGCTTGTTGCTGCTGATCTGCTTTCTGCTTCTCAGCCTGCATTTGTTGGTCTGATTGCAGTTGCTTCTGCTTACCTGAATCGCTAGTCGGGTCAATAAAATACTTATCAGCACCATTAAGACCAGAGAACTTACAAAAATCATTTAATGCTGAGTATACTTTGGTTGGGTCAACTATTGCTTGCCCTGGCATTTGTAGTGCTTGGGTTTGCATTTGAATAACTTGGTTGATTGCTGCCAGTTTGGCTGTAGTATCTCCAGAGCCAGTACCAACACGAACAGTTGATTCAGAACGCTCATTCCACTGAGCAGGATTGATTTGTACCCATTCACCCCTAAATTTGAAATTCTCAATGGTATCGACATGACGCCTCGCTAAATCTCTAATCTTTAAGCAAAGGGGTTTAATCCCCGTTTCTGCAAATACGCGAACTATTAAGCCTACCAATTCTTCTTTGGCAGTCATTAGTCGCTCTACACCTTGAGAACCTACACGATCGCCAATGTTTTGTGGTGTTGCGCTACCTTCAGCAGATACTCCAGAACGTCCTGCACGCACTTCATCAAGGTAACGCATGAATTCGAATGATTCCATACCAATCTTAGGCGTGATGATTGGGAATAGCGCATCAGGCCTGGACATTCTAACTACGCCGCCTGGTCGAGATACCAATATGTCATCCATGTTAACTTGACCTGTCAAAACACCCATACGTTGGTTATTTTGCAAGTATATATTATCTTGAATATTGCGTATCAATGCGGTTTTGTTATCTTGAATTTCTTTCAGTCTATCAAAGATTGATAAACCTTGAAATTTATGTGACATCAAAATAGCTGTGGCGCTAATCCATGGACTTTCTGTCATCTCCTCCATTGAGATGAACGTATCAAATGTTTCATTACCTGCGCAGGTTACTTTGACATACTCTGCGATACCATCGCCATCAATGTCAATGTACAAATAGCATTCCACTACTTGTATTAAACGCATTGCATCATTGGCTTTAGTCCAACCTTCATTAACAGTCGAATTTTCACCTTGCAATTGGAAACGATAATTGGACTGGTTGTTAAATCCTGTACTTAGCTCGTCAAGTATGCCTTCAGAAACGCCCTCCTCACGCAATTGTGAAAGAGTTTTGTTTGTTACATGCGCAGTAAACCTAGCATCTGTTAAGTCAATTGAGTTATGACTTGAGTTAACCCTGAACTCTTCTGGAGGTACAGGTAGGACGCGGATTTTTGGTTTCTTTACTGTTATCTGAATCTTAACATTAAACAGTATTTGCTGACCAAGCATTGGGTCTATGTCTATTATTTGTTCCATAGACAAGAGTTCAACGGTCTTATCAGACAACAGCATTTGTAATTGCTGTTCTGTTAAACCGGTATACTCTTCTTTAGTTACCTGGTCATGAGACTCATAGTAACACTTAAGAATTCCATTACGCTGTAATAGCGCATCCTTAACAAACTGGTGGACCAATATGAAACCTGGGTTTTTCTTCATCAGAATATTGTAAACGTACTCTGATTCTAGTTCAGCTTGTCTTTCATCCTCTGGACCGCATGGGTCAAAGATAACGATTTCGTTCGTTTGAGTGAATGACTTCATTATTTGTGGCATAATCCACTCAATAGCATCTGCAACGTCTAAAGACATTAAAGATGATTTGCCTTCAACTTCAGTACCGTTGGGCTCACCAAGATAATACGCCAGTGGAGTCTCCAAGTTGTTGTTAACTGGAGCATTCTCTAACTCAGCGTTTACGATGTCAAGAATATCATCGTTAGTTAATTTTGGTGTTTTTGCCATTACTCTTGTAGCCCTGGTGATAAAAATGGTGGAATGTATCTTTTTCTTAGTTGATCCAATACTTCTTCTATTGTTAAACCACGATCTTGCATTTGGTTTGATACTGCTTCTTGTGAATCTTGCATCCTAACGCCATTTCCATATTTTGCTAGTTGGGCTATTAGACTAGTATATGCTTGCGCTTTAGAGCCTAATCTATTTTCAATATCGTATGCCCTAAAGTCACCACCCTCATCTGGATACATTTGTGAATATGGATGAACTACACTCTTATATACATCTGATAGCGCGCTTCTGTTGCCAGCCATCCTGGCTTGTTCTTCACCAAAATTATCTGTATAGCCCAGTCTATTTGTTTTTTGTTTAAGGTCTACTATTGGCCCTAGAGGTAAATTAGTATCAATTTGTTTTTCATGCTGCTTTTCATGATTAAGAGCTTTTACTAATGAGCTTATATCTAAGGTATTATTTAGCAGTATACCTGTATATTTATTAGTACGCGGAGGTTTGATTAGTGTTACACCCATAACATGACTGGGCAGCTTAGCTGCTTTGACACCATTAGGCAGCCCTGGGCCACGATACTGATCTGGCTCACCTTGCATAACTAATTTACCTTGGTTATTTTTCCAAGGGTATTGTTTATAGCGGGCCCACAACTCTTCTGGGCTCATGCCGTTTAATGCATCATAAAGCGCCTGGCTCATCCTTTGTCCTCAAAAATTAGTGCTCGGTTACGTTATCCGGCAACCCTAGGGTTCGTATGCTTCTGTGTCTCACTACTTTAGCAATTCTATCTGTAACTTGCGTTTTGTTTAGAGTAATCAATTGGCTTAGTGTTATCAAAACCTCCGATAACTCTACCACCACCAACTGCTCCTAAAAATAAATACTGGCAAGCATCACAGGCATGTGAATACTTGCCTTTATCTGGTTTCTCTTGGTAACGT